CTGAATCAATACTAGAGCAACATCAACAATGTCCTGATATAAATCTAGCTCTTCTGCCGTTCTGCCCGTATAACTTGATATATATGCCTTTGATACACCTATTAGAGTATTGAGAGTTTTTTCTTCATCAGCCGTAAGCTCAGGAATCCTCAAATAATCGGCTACACTCTGAGCTGTTATCTCGCTGATCTTTGTAATGTTGTCCATTGTGCCTCCTTTCGGAGTTATTTCTTCTTTGCTTTCTTTTCTTCAGGCACTTCCACGATGTAACCGGCTTTAAGTAAATCCTTTGCGATTTCCTTATCCTTTATTTCTTTGATCTCACCGTATGCCATCGAAACTTTACCGCAAAGCGAAACTACCGCCTTATACTTCATGACATTCACCTATTATGCCATCTGAAGAACAGCGATCTGCTGATCATCGATTACCTTAGCATCGAACTCAAACCAACCGATAACACCATATGCATGCTCATCTGCATATCTCTCTCTGAGAACCTCGATGTTGATATCCTCATTGAACTTTGTTGCAAGTCCTCTCATATCTCCATAGTAAATAGCCTTTGCACCCGTAGCGATATTAGGCATATTGTCGGAAACATATACCGGCTTTCCAAGAAGTGTTGTGCCAAAAGGAGATGAGAAGTCATCATTCAGGAGATAAGTGCCATACTGAGCCTTAAGTGTTCTGAGTGCTGTTCTTGTAGCACTTGACATGATCCAAATTGCATTCTGCTGAAATTCATCCTTGATAGCATCGTGAAGCTTGATTACATCGTCGCCGGTAATAGCTGTTGCACTTCCTGCGGTTACAACATTGGTTACACCGCTAAGACCCTGAACCTTGCCGGATGTACCAATGAGAAGCTCATGCTCGATAAATCTTGAAATAGCATAAGCCATTTCGTCAACTACGAATCCAACGATATCAAACTGTACATTGTTGATGAGGGATCTTGAGATCTTTGTTAATGCTCCTGCAAGGAATCCGGTAAGAGTCTTTGTAGCAAAAGAACCGGATGAAGATGCAAGTGCTGTGAACTCATTCTGATAAGCTACATTGATGCCCTGAGCGCCGGCAGGATAATAAGGAACTTCAAGTGTTCCCTTTACATTGAACTTCTGTGATCTCTCAAGGATAGGACAAATGTCATATACCTTTCTGATGATGTAATCAACAATTGTCTTAGGGATTAAAGCTCCACCAAGACCGATGCCCGTACCCGTGGTAGCAGGAGTTAATTCACCGGCTCTTTCGTGAACAACCATGCCTCTGATAAAATTCTCAAAAGCCTGCTTCTCCATGGTTTCAACTTCCATTGCTCTTTCTTCCATAGTCTTTTCCATTTCTACCTCCTTTGGAATGTTGTCGTCTTTGATTTCTCTCTTTTCCATTGCCTTGAATGCCTCATCCATCTCAATGGTTTTGTCAATAGCTTCAACCTCACTTCTGATGTTGGTAAGCTCTTCGGTTTCAGCTTCGGATAATTCTCTCTTTTCAGCCTTAGCACCGTTAAGAACATCCTCAGCTCTTGTGATCAGATCATTCTTCTTCTCGATCAGCTCTTTCATTGTGTTCTCCTTTCATTTCTGAAATCATATTTTCGTAATATGAGTAATCTATCGCCTCAGGATGTTCATCCTGCATTGGCTCTTCTCTTAATTCTGTGTGAATCTCATCTTCAAATGCTTCACCGCAGAATATTTCAGAATCATCCCTTGCCATGATCAATGTTCCATCATAGGCAGGATTTTTCTTTCTGTTTAAAATAGAAACTTCTCTCAGGATCATGTCTTTGACTTTTCGTAACGGCAATTTGGTGTCGTCGTCAATCGCTCTTTCTACACCGCCATCGACATCTTCAAAGCCAAATGACCACCCAACAAGATTTCCGTTTCTTGCATCTTCGATAACCTCAGGATCATCTGTTTCCAACTCAGCTCTTAAACCGATATTGTCCTCCATGAGATTGAGATTTCCTCTTTTAGTTGATCCCAAATCCCTTGTCCAATTATGGTTAAGCAATGCATGGACATCTCCACCCTTATTCAGAGCATTAGAAAACGCACCCTTTCGGATGCGTTCTACAAACCTTTCACCGGTTCTTGCTCTTATAGGCTTTGAATTCCTTTCGACAGCATTGACATAGCCTGAAATCAGAACAGAATCTGACCTAATTTCAATGTTCATCTGCTACCTCCTTACCTCTTGGGATAATTATGATATCTTTGCCTTGTTCATTAATTTTTTCTTTCAGATCCATTTTCAGCCTCCACGACATATGTAAATATCTTCTTATTGCCATTAGGTAATGTTACGACATCATTTCTTAAAACTGTCCATTCTGCTTTGCTTGAAGATAAAATTTCTGATTCACCTTGTAAATTAAAATCTTCTATTGGTGAAGATGTTTTGTTTTTCAGGCATACAAGATTTACAGAAGTAAATGAATCATTCCCATTATGGGAATATACCCTGCCCATCTCTTCATCACTTGTCCATGAGGAATTTTTACCATTGCCCGTAATCCTATCACCGGCTTTCAGGTTAACAAACTTCTCAGCCTCTTCAGGAGTGTCAAAATGCATTCCTCTGAACATCTTGCCATTATATGTCGGTGAATTATCAACATATTTATCCAATATTGCTGTATCAGCTTTACTCCATGAATTGCTAACCCATGTATTTAATTCATTGTATGTCCTTTCAACCTCTTCATCACTAAAACCGGTGTCTTGTTTTAAAACCGCCTTTCGTGCTTCTCCATAAGTAGAATACTTACCGCTTCTTGCTAAATCTGAGGCTCTGTTGGTGTTATCCCTTGTTTCGCCTACCGGATTATAATCACCATTTTCTCTTAATATTTGAAAATACTCTTTCCCATACTGATCAATATTTCCCTCTTTCCAATATTTCAATGAATCTTCTTTTGACAGAAATTCATTTTTGAAAAGATAAAGTGCTTTCTTATTATCCGGCAAAGCATTAAATTCTGCCTCCATTGCACCAACAGCACCACCCCATTTAGAACCAAATCTGCCCGTTTTAGAATCATGAACATCGTTGTATCTTATCTGTCTTTCCGCACTATTGCCTGATTCATCATAAGCCTCAACTAATTCATGTTGTTCAAGCATCATATCCATTGCCTCATCAGGAGTCTCACCGTTTGAGCCATCATTAGGATCTGAAACTGTGTCTGTGTTAGGAGTGTAATATTTATGTGTCTTGAGATCGTACAGAACAGCGCCTAAACCGACATTAACAACATCCAAACCATCAACATATTCCATGTTCTCCATCTTGCGGATCTCGTTGTAAGACAACCAACCCGTTTCTTTTGCGGTCTTGTATGCGTTATATCTTTCGATAAGTGAAGCCTTGACGATTTCCTTTACATCAAACTCAAAGAAGTGATTTTTCTTCTCTTTCTCAAGCAATAAATCACGATTTAAGGCTGTTTCAAATGCTTTTATGATTGGATATATTGCCTCTTTAAAAGTAAGCTCAAAATCGCCCTCATTAATATGGAATATGTAATTGATCTCACTTCTTAAAGTGTTTTTATTCTGATCTAATTGCATATCCATTGCGCTCGCACCGGATTCCTGAAATTCAATGCCATTGTTTAACACAACAACATTTTCCTGACCGTTTCCGTACATGTTTTTCCATGCCTTTTTGAGTGCATTTATTTCTTCCTGACCTAATGTTCTCTGAGACTTCAAAAAGCCTTTCTTGTTGCCTCCTGCCTGAACCTGAGATAACTGATATAGGAGAGTCTGATAAGCTGTTTCAAGCGCTTTTGAAACTTCTGCCGTTAAACCAACACCTGAACCGCCATCTTTTGTATTTCTTAAGAGCTTAATAAATTCATAAGGCTGATAATTCTGACCCTCGACTAATATCTCATAGCTCTTATATATAGGCTTGAAGTTTTTCAGGATAGTAATGTACTGATCCTCAACATACCTTAAAGCAACAACATCGTTTCTATCTCTTTGGATATAGCAATAACCGCCTTTCCCTAAGAGATAATCCTCAACCATTGCCTTTTTAAGCTGAAATGCATCTAATGTATCACCGGTATCACAATTTAACAGTTTGACCCTTATATCGTCGGTTAATTCTTCAACCTTGCCCTGCTTCACTTTGTAAAGCTTTACGGGCATTGAGGCTACACTATTTGTGATGAAATCAACCGCACCGCTTACCACCGGCAATGTCAATGCTTTTTCCCTTGTGATCACCTCGTTATTTAACAATGCTTTCAAAAGGACATCACTAACCGGAGGCGTAATGGTTTCATCTCTTGTATTCAGATCATCCTTTAAAAGCCATGACCAAAAACCCATTGGCTAACTCCTTTCTATATAACTTGCACGACGAAATCCATCTGATTGAGGAAACAATCCTGCTGTAACAGATAGACAGCATTTATTAAGCTGACAACCATATCGACTTTGCCTTTAGATTTCTTTTTGTTCACATACTGATTTTTATTTGTATCGTAAACGCATCGTGCATTTTGGAAATTTATCTCTAACAGTTTGTTTTCTGTATACTTGAAATCCTGCTTTAAGATAAACTCTTTTAATAACTTTGTGGGAGGATGCAATATAGCTGAGTGCTGTCTGATCTCAACCATGTTATATCCTGCCCTTTCAAGCTTCTGAGCCGTTGACAGAGCATTCCAACGGTCATAACCTATTGCTTGTATCTTCACACCATATTTCAGCTCTAAACCGCAAATAAAGTCCTCTACCACCGCATAATCAATGACCTTATCACCGCAAGCGATAACATGATCCGTTTTGACTAACTCCTTATAGTTGACTTTTTCGTAAGCGGTTTTTTCTTCAATTCTGTCTGCCGGAATGAATGCCCATGATTCTGCAAGGATCTTATTGTTTTCATCAACCGCCACCATAGAAACGGATGTGTTATCGTTGGTTTCGGATAAGTCCAAACCCAAATAGACGACTTTACCCATCCAATTGATCTGAGATACCTTGCATTCCTGAAGATCCTTTGTGTCAATATAGGTTTCCGTTCCAACACCCTGATAAATGATGTTGCAATGCTTTGTTACGAAATTCTCTCTCGCACTCTCAACCGCTATCGCATAAGCTCGTTTCTTAAGAAGATCTTCCCATATCTCAGGGATCTCCAAAGCAACCGGATTAGCTTGCTGTAATATGAGATCATTAGTTTCCCATCCTGAAGTTTCATCAGGCTCATATAAAAGAGCAAACCTCGTTTCGTCATTCTCCAATCCGTCAAGAACCCTCTTGGAATATTTCACTTCATCCTCAAACGGATTATCTATCGTCGGATATTTTGTTGAAATAATGAAGCCTAACTTATTTAGGATGTTGAGCTGTCCTGATCTCATCGCATCAATGGGATAAGATATCGGCAACGCACCGACTTCATCAGCACAAAATGCATTCGGTAATTTACCATCCATTCTTGAAGTCGAGAACGATAACGGCTCATATCTTGTCTGTGTCGGTTTAAATAAGATATAATCTCTTAATATCTTGAATCTCTGTTGATCCTTGTATTGATAAAGCAACGGTGAAGATTTAACCGTTTCCGCAATAGCTTCACGAATTTCTCTTGACAATGATCCGTCAGGAGCAACGGAATAAAACTTTGAGAATTGTGGCTCTGTCAAAAACAGAATGATGAATATCGTAGCTATTGTGTATGTCTTAAAATTCTTTCTGCATATCTCCAATAACCCCGTTTCGTATCTTCTTTTCGTAGGTTTATCCCTATACACGACACAAAAAATAGCTGTATAAAACAGCCATTGATATTTTACCGTGCAATCATATAAACTCTGACCGGCTTTCAAGCCTTTAGGCATATTTAATATCTTTAATATGCCCTCTAATTGATTTAATTTCCTTTTACTGATTTCATATTTTTCATTCTTGCCCTCGCAAACATCAACGAAATCAGCCATTTGCTTTTTTACATATTTCGGTGTTGTTTCTTTATCTATTTCTTCCTTGCAAATAAGATAAGCCTTATTCATCAAGACCACCGCCATTGATTAATCTTACCAATGGATCATCATCTTCTTTTTCTTCATCAACATTGAAGTTTTTCAGGATTCTCATTAGTGTAGCCACCGTCTTGTTAGCCGAATCCGTTGTTTTGTTATACTCAGCTACCGCAGGATTAGCATACAGATTTTTTCTGCCTTTCACATACTCTTTCTGAACGAGCATGCCCTCAGCTTTCAAAGACCTCTCCAATTCTGCAAGTATTCCCAACTGTACCTGATATCTTTTAAATGTCGTCATGAAGAAAAAGTTAGATTGTACACCGCTTTCTTCTGCAACTTTGATGATCTCATCTGCAAGCTCTTGCAAGTTTAATTTCTTTGCCATCTCTAATTCCTTTCATCTCATTTTATGGCAATAAAAAAGCACTCAATTAAGAGTGCTTTCTTTTATTTACCTTTAAATATCCGTCTTAACTCTGTGTTGTCTCTTTCATTCTGAGTTTCTTCATCATTAAACTCATCATTGTATTCTCCGAGCTTCAGCTCTTTTCTGATGTCCTCAGGAATAAAATCTGTTGGTTCTTGATATACAACTTTACCTGCCATGGTTAACCTCCTAATATTTCATTCAATGTATCAACGATTGCCCTGCTTTCTTTCTTTGCTCTTCTGCCATTACAGTAAACATCCGAAAAAGCCTCTGCAATTGCTTCTGAAGCATTCTGTCCGGCATAGCCACTTATCTTTCTCGCCATGTCTGAACCTCTGCCCTTGAATCCTGCTTTCTTTTTCGCCTGCGTTACTATTCGTCCTGCTGTCTGATCATATCCGTAACCCATTTTCTGACTTGCTTGCATAGTAAGCGCATGCCCCGTTTCATGAGCAACCGTTGCCTCCATGCCGGTCTTATTGCCTTTTGACGGATGGAAACCCCTTTCGACACACCTATCATATGCCTCATCCATTTTGGCTGAATCAAAGTAGGTTTTGTTAACACCAATGTTTCCGCCTCTTTGATAGTATGCCATTACATTTGGCTCTTTCAATGTAGCAACATCTGTGTCAATTGTTAGACCATACTGTCTGTTTACATCTCTCAGCACGGTCAATGTTTCATCAACCTCACTTCTTTTGCCCTCTCTCTGAGAGACTAAATCTGTGGTGTTTAAGATGGTAACACTACTACCGCCACCGCCCCATCCAAGTGATGAGGATGATGAACCTCCACCCATATTTTACCTCCATTATTCGTTTTAATCAATAAAAAAGCACTCTTTAGAGAGTGCCCTTTTATTCGCCTTTGAATATAGTTCTTAATTCCTCGTTATCTCTTTTGTTTTGCTTGTGCTTTTCTTCGTATTTCTTATCTGCTTCTTCATCTCTTTCGGGTATCAAATACTCGACCCCTCCGTCATACTCATCTTTTTTTATATCTGCCATCATTTTCTCCTTTCTGCACCATATGTATAACCGTATCGTTTCTGACCTGCTAAAAGATCATTATGAAAATCAACCATATGAGTATTAAACGCATCAGATGCTTCTTTTGCAAATTCGCTATAAGATATATCGCCATTTTTATATTTATTCTTCGCTTTATTCCACCGATCTGTATACTCTTTTCTCCTTTTATCATACATTTTGTTGCCATAGCTTACCAAACCCTGAGCATCAAAGTTTTTGCCTTTTGTCATGGAATATCTTGCTTCTGATGCTGTCGCTATCATCGTTTTTTCCGGCATTAGTGAAAATGTCCTTAAATCTCCCGTCGAAAAAGTGCCACCTACATATGGCTCATCTCCACCGTCGCCCCTTGGATGAGTATGTGCAAATACTTCTGTTCCTGCCGGTCTATACATACTGATTCTGCCTTTTTCGCCTCTCTTTTCACCTAATACAT